AACGTCAGCCGCACCAATAATAGTGGTAGGGCTGCTAGTAGCCGCAACGCGAGTTTCAGCAATACCAGGGAACGAAGACACAACTTGCTTGTTGTATGGGCCTACCATCAAGATTGAAGGGTTGCCGCCAGCACTCCAAGTTTGCTGCATAACGTCTTTCAGCATAGCTTCAGTAAAATCCCGCTGAGTTCCGTCGGTACGGGGATCGTCAGCCAAGTTGGTGTAAACAGGGTCTACGCCATCGCTTGCCTTGTTCACGTTGCTCTTAATGAAAGCTAAGTGAGAAGCAGACAGACGAGTAGTACCGCCCTGTGCGCCTTGGTTTGACAACAAGATAGACTCGATGTCGCGCTTCAGCTCTTTACCGCGCTTAGCCAACTGGTAAGCCAGCTCAGAACGACGACCAGCGGTGTCAACCTCTTCCATAGTGTTAGAGATAACAACAGTCTTACGGCTGATCTGCTGGAAGTTTTGCAAACGGATTGTGGGGTCTACTTCGTCAAAAGTAGTTACGTCCGCGCCTTCAGCTACAGCGTTGCTGGTGTCTACGTCGGCCAGTGAGTCAACCTGCCACTCGAACAAGGTGTTGCCAGGCTTAGGGCCTTTACCCATGTTTGACTGGTAAGGGGTTTCTTCAGGAGAAATGTCATAAATGACATTCGCCAAGTCTTCACGGATACCTTTGGCATCAGTAGTTTTAAAAGTATTAGTTACAGGCATTGTCTTAATCTCCAATCATATCAAAAATAGTGGCGGCAGCATCTTTGACGCTACCAGTTTTCGCAAGGCGTTGACGCTTGCGTTTAACAGTACGAGATTGGGACTCTTTCCGCGGTTGCGAAGTGCCTGGTGTTGCTGCCTTAGTGGTTTGCTTCGGCGTCGGCTTTAACTGCTTACGTTTCTCCATCAGTTCGTCGTATAGAGCCGCCTTGCGAATAGCAACCACCGCTCGGTGGTCGTACACTTGGTTAAGCTCTTGCTCGGTAAACCCAAGGGTTTTACCTGTACGAACAATGCGTTCACGATCAGCCTTCATAGCTTCTGCGTCGCGCCACTCAGGAATTGCTTCTAGCAGTCGTTCTCGCTCTTCTGCGAGGGTTCGGTTTAACTGCTCGTTGCGCTCCTGTTCTTGCAACTGATACATCCTTTGCTGCTCAGCCAATAAGGCTTGCTGCTTTTCTTTCTTGTCACGCCAGTTTTCTTTTTGGCGGACGTACTCGATAGGATCATTCTTTTCCAAGTCTGCCCAGTCTGGCTCTGCTTCTTGGAGTGCCTGCATTTGTTGCGTGACGTATTCCAATCGCTGAGTGTACTGTTGTTGCGCCTGTCGAAGTCGCTCGTTCTCGGACTCAATAGCTTTACGCTGTTCAGCCAATGCTTGCGTCTTCCGACGGTAATCGGAATCTCGGCTATAGCCCCGCTTCAACTCGTCGAAGGTAACCTGAACTTCTTCGCCGTCCACCTTAACGGTAACCAGCTTTTGCTCGGGTGCTTCTTCAATGTCTTCCGCTTCGGCTTCTGTAGCCTCCTCTCCGTTGGAATCATCTTCGTCTTCGTACTCTTCGTACTCGTCTTCCGACTCATCCTGTTCGTCTTCGGTTTCCTCTACCTCGTCGATAGTTTCTTCCTCAGACCGCTCTTGCGCATCACTATCTTCCTGGTTATCGTCCCCCTCGAAGTCGAGGTGTACGGCCATGAGACTTTGCGCTGCCTCAGATGTTGTAAGTGCTGCGGTTCCACTTTCGGTTGTCCGCTCTAAAGCCATCTGGTGTTCTCCTATATTTACTTAACAGCTCGTTTATCGCGCTGCTGTTGGTCATAGACTGCCTTGTCGGCGTCGTCTGAAAAAACTTGTAGTTCGTGTCGAACCATCTCTAATGCTTGTAAAGCATAATACATACTTTCCCGTTCGTCTACCTGTTGCGGGTTTGTGCGCTCCCAAGCAGTTATGTACCGCTGCTTTGCGCTGGCAAACGCCTCGGCCAAAACGTCGCTCTCAAGTATCGCCTTAGCCTGTCGGCCTCGGGCAATGATTGCGTTACTGTCCACTGAACTGATCCCCTTCTTCTAGTCGTCGATCTCGCGCCATGTCGTTTTGGACTTGAGCTTGGTTGACTTGAGTCTGGTTGATCTGCGCAGCCCTAAGCGCCAGCTCTTTGTCCATGCGATCCCGCTCACGGTCATCGCGGCGAAGCATATCTTCACGACGCAACGCAAAGTCCTGTTGAGCTTTTTGCTGGTCAAGCTCAAGCTCTGCTCGCTTCTTCTCGATGTTCGCCTGAATCTCTTCGCGCTGAACTTCAGCCAATAGCATTTCAGGTGAAGGCTGCTCTGTACCTGGTTCAGGTTCAGGCATCTGGAAGTCTACAGGCAACTCGTTAAAATACATCATCGTGTCTTTAAACCCTGCCGCTTCTACTAACTTAGACAAAGCATGGCTGTACTGACCCAAAGTTACCAGTGGATTGTTCGGGCCCAAGGTTTGCAGAATCTGCTCTTGCTTTTGCACAATCACGTTCAACGCGCTCAGTCGGTCTTCTTGACTGCCCGCACTGATAGCCGTGTTGATCTCTACGTCCATGTCCACGTTCCAAGTACGCGGATCCATAACTACATATTCTTCTTTACGCAACCGCACCATGCGCGGCTCGTCTTGGTACTGCACCGCCACTTTCAGGATGTGCTTGTACAGCGCCTTCATGCCTGTCTCGGCAAAGATACGGGCAATCAGCTCAATGTGTTGTTGAGCGGCCTGTACCGTGGCCGTCACTGCGGCACGAGTGGTAGACTGCAACACTTCAGCGTCTAAGCCTTGGGTCGCATCGGTAATGCCGGTGCGCTTCTCTTTAATGCGATCCATGTATTCCAACATTGGAAACGCTTGCTGCCCAACAAACGGCGTGTTAAACGGCTGCACCATGCCTGGCTGCCGCATACGGATAATGCCGCCTACCTCGTTGTTTAACACGTCATCCATGACGACCTGTCCTTCAACCACCGCAGTGCGTGGGTTAATAGACTGCGCTAAGCTATCGAGCATACCTCGGGTAATGTTCGACTTGATTCGCTGAATGTCCATAAGCACGTCGGCAACAGACCGGCCAATCGCGGTGTGCGGTTCTGGGTCTGGGCAGAAGTCTGCAATCGGTACAAACGACGCAGGCTCTTGGCGGATTATCTGATACCCATCGCCAATGCAACAGAATTTACGCAGCTCGGCAATGCCGTCTCCGTCTAAATCTTTTGCCATCCAAGCTTCTACATACAGAACGCGGTCATTCTCGTCTTCGCCGTAATACGAGTCGCTGTCGAACGATCCGGTGGGCTGTCGGGCAATGCGCTCTTGGTTAGAGTTTAGTTCCGACGTGCCTACAAAATCCTTAACCTCGTCTTCGTCATAGCCCATGGCTACGAGCTGACTCACGGTCTTCTCGGTACGGTGGCCGATAACGTGACCTTCTTTCCAGCAGTTTTGGAACGACCGTGCGCCTTTGCTGATAATCAACTCTTCAGGCGGAATAGCCTCAACCGCAATGCGACCTACTTGACTGGTGCGCTTTACGGTAACGTCGTGCAACTGCGGTAGCGCGTCGTCTTCAGGGAACATTGGCTCCATCGGAGCCTCTATGCCGTACATCTCTGGCGATTCGCCTTGCGGTACTTGCGTAATGACCTGCTCGTATTCGGCCATTTGCATCTGGTACTGCTCAAACGCGATCTCGTAATCAGCAACTATCTGTTGAATTTCTTCTTCATTCGGGTATGACGTTTGTTCAGTAATCTCAAGTTCTTCGTCCATCTGCAACGCTTCAAGAGCGCCATCGTCCAAAGCTTCATAGTACTCGTAGTTAACCTCTTTGCTGTCATCCCAGTAGGTCTTGATTGCCCCTGTCTTACGAATTAAGGCGTCTTTGATTGTCGCCATTATCGTAGTGTAGCCAGGGTTATCGCGCATCATTACATAGTTAGCGTAGTCAGTCGCCTGCTCCGCCATCTTAGTGTCTTCGCCCGATACAGGAACGTACTCAACAACTTTATCCGAGTTTGTAAAGATTCGCATTAAGGAAGGTAGAATCGCGTGTACGGTATCCCGTACGTCTTGGCTAACTACCCGCGACCGACCTTCTTGCTCATCGCCAAAAGGCTCGCCATAATAGTATTCCGTGGCCGTAATGCGAGAAGGCCCAATCTCGGTGTCAATGTAGTCCGCCGCGTCGGTTAGTGCTGCTTGCACTGCACGGACGTCATCTAAGTCCATGCCTTCAGGCGGATCAACAACCTTGTACTCGTTGTCGTATGCCACAGGGTTAGCTCCAAATATTTGGTATAGTGCTTACGTTATACACCATTTCTACCTACCTTAGCAAGTTTAGTCTGCCCAACTATCATCGTGTTCAATGACGTTGTTTACTTGCTTCTCAAGTCTTGCTTTGTTAGCGTGTTGCAGCGCGCCAATGTGCAACGCATCAATGCTTAAATGCACCGTGCCTCCAGTGCTGTCGGCGTATTGGTCATCGCGCATCGAGGCCAGCCACTTCCGATAGTCCGCTCGGTGCTTTGCTATCGTTGCCTCTTGGAAGCTGGCATTATCCAATATCTCCATGCCTTGGTCTACCAAGGCGCTGGCGCTTTTGCGTTTAGCTTCTCTGTACTGAGCTTGCCGCGTTGTGTGGTTCATCCAGCCGCTGAGCATTTCTCGGCTGACGCCAAACTCTCGGGCTAACTGCGTAACGGTCTCGCCACTAGCAATGCGTTCGCACAGCCACTCCATCCCGCCTACGCTGTCAATCCACTGCGTTAACTCTCGTTTCTTTTTAGTGCCTGCCATACCCTATCCTCTATACAATCGGCACGTTGCGTCGTAGCGGCTTAGAGAAGCCCCCTTGCCGCCGCCCATGGAGCATCGTTGCTGCATCAGATGCAAAGGTCAAGACGAACGCATCCGCCCTGTCTGGAGAGGGCAGCCCTCGGCGTTTCATCTCGTCTTTACTCTCAACTAAAATCTTACCTGAGCTTGTAAACTTATACCTTGGCGTCACCAGTTCGGACACCAAGTCTTGATCTTTCGGCAGTCTTGATTCTCGCCCTGCCAACCAGTCTCTAGCTTTGTACCACAACTCAGCTCGCAAATTCGCATAGCCTTTACCCATCCCAGGCACTTCACTCACGTTAATGCCCCGAGCAGGTAGCCCAAGCTCAATCAGTCGATCCACTACGCCAGCGCCAACGCCGATGCTGTCCACTAAGATCTCAGCCGGCTTGTTTAGCCCCTCGGTGCGGTCATACTCCGCTTTAATCGTACCGGTCAACTGCATCGTATCGAGTTTAGCCCAGACCTGTATTGGCTCCACTAACTCATTCGCTTTGCGTTTAGCCAGTGCCGACTTGTCGTCCCCAAACCGCGCTACGTCCACGCCCCAGATCACGGGTGCAGTCGGCGCTGCGGTAACGTCCCGCCCAATCGCAGCCTCTACGATTTCTAGCGATATAATCGTGTCGTCATCCGCTGTCGGAAACTCACCCAGTACCCTAACGCGGTACGCATTAGAGTCTTCGCCATAGCGCAATTTCGCTTGCTCTACATACGCATCTGATACCCGTGGGCTATCCTCACAGCTTACCCGCAACGTCTTCCATTGCCCTGATAGCCTGTGGTGGGTATCGTAGAAAAACCCTGAGCCTTTCGTTGGGTTACCTAGCAACAACGTTGTCGCATGTTCGCCCGACATTGAGCCACTCGCTGCCTCAAATACCGCCTCGGGAATACCCGACGCCTCATCCGCCACCAGTAGCACGTTCTCCGAGTGTACCCCTTGCAACGCTTCTGGGGTCTCTTGGCGGCTAGTCCTAGCCGAAATGAACGCATCGTCTGGCCGAGAGATATGAACGATCTTGTCGGTCTTCACGATCATCAGCTCTTGCAACGTCTGGGGCAGTTCTTTGATCGTTGATTTCAACTCAGCAAACAGCGCATCGTAAAGCTGTGAGCTTGTCGGCGCAGTCACCACCACTTTCACCGGAAACCGCAGCATGAAATACCACAGCATTAACCAACTCGCACAGGACGACTTACCAACGCCGTGACCTGAACGCACAGAGATCTGCCGTTCGCCTGCCGCCACCCAGTTCATAACCTTAGCCTGCCACGCGTCCGGCTCTTTGCCCAGCACGTCCTGCACAAAGGCTACAGGATCGTAAGCATACTTCTCCACGAACTCAATCATGGGGTTACGCGTAGGATCCTGCACCCGTTTTGCAGCTATTACCGCTTTCCGAGCTTGTGAGTCGACCATGCCCTATACCTTTGGAAAGTTAGGGTAATAGCCCCAAGGCTTAGAGGTTGTGCCCTGCAAATACCGCTCAATGAGCGATCTAGGCCACTTCACATCCAGCGTACCGAGCTTCCATACTTCTCTGTACCCACTCTCAGAGTTATCGAACGTGCCATGCGGCTCGCCTTTCGGAAACCCTTTCTTGTCCACGGGCTTGGGCTTAGGCTTCTCACTCTCCGCTTTGAGCTTAGCCTTCACCTGCGCCAGCTCTTCTTTCAGCGCAGCGATCTCAGCTAATAGCGCTGGGTCTTCAGCAGCCGCTTCCGCCGCCTCACCAAATACATCCCCAACGCCCACAGCCGATACGAGCTTGGCCATGCCAGTCTCTAAATCCGCCTTCGCTTGTGGAATCCTTAGCTTGCCGCCAAAGTCGCTGAGTACCAGCTTGAAGTCTTCAAATTGGGCTTCTCTTAAACCCTCTACCTGTTCGTATGTCAATTCAACGTACTTATACTTTGCCATTTCACGGTTCCCTTTGGGTTGACCAGTTATGCCTAGGGCAAGGACTTAACAATCCTGCCCACGGCTGTATGTGAGATTTTAACGCCAGTCCAGTCATAAACGCAAGCAGCTAGCGTTCGGAACGAAGGCATGGGCTTACCAAAGTTCTTTGCCGCATCGATCTGCGCAATCAAAACCTCCAGCGCTTCTTGCTCTTGCGGGTCGGGTATCAGCTTAGCGTCCTTGCCTTTGCCCTCCACGTTAAACCCAAACGGAGGCCGTCCACCTACATAGCCCCCCGCTTCCGCCTTAGCCGCTCGCCCTTCCAGCACCCGTTCCTTAATCCGTTCGCGTTCAAATTCCGCCAATGCCGCCAAGATGGTAAAGAACATCCGCCCTATCCCACTTTTCGTCACCGGCTCCGTGCCCATATCCGCCAAGATCAATTCCACTTTGCTTGCAATAAACCAGTCGGCTTTGTCTAAAGCATCACTCGCTGAGCGAAAGGCTCTATCCAACTTCGCCACCACGACCGTGTCGCCTGGCTCTATAGCCTCTAGCATCTTCTTACCCATAGGACGACCGTCTAATGCCACCGCCCCACTGACCCCCTCGTCCACGAACATCAGAAGTTCTACCTTCTCCTTGCGACCTGCCGCCAAGTATTCAGCAATCGCCTTGATCTTTTTCTTTTGCTCTTGCAACGACGTCCCATTCACCTGTTCCGAAGTCGATACCCTTGCATACCCCATTACTCTCATCTCACACCTCATTTCAAATTTTGATTAGGTTGTAGGTTTGTAAGGACAAGAATACATCTAATAATTATTTTTTGCAAAATTTTTTTACAGGTCGCATTTACACCTTAAACTTTGGGCATAGGGCTATGCGCATTTTGCTACCCAGATCTCACCACCCCCTCTGACCCCCCTCGGCGGGGGGTGTTTTGCCGCATGTTTTGACCTAAAAGCCTTTAAAATCAACGACTTAAAGTGTAACAGTGTTACAACACGCATACAGAGTAGCAGTTTTGATATGTTATAACATAACGCGTTTGGTTTGAGCTTGCCGCTGCTGGCTTTCTGTCTTTCGATGCCACCCCCTTAGCCCTTAGCCCTTAGCCCTTAGCCCTTAGCCCATAGCCCATAGCCCATAGCCCATAGCCCATAGCCCATAGCCCATAGCCCAAAGATCACCACGCCTTAGATCACCACGCCTTAGATCACCAAGTCCATAGGTCACCAAGTCCACCTGATCTCATCCCATCGAGTCGAGGTTAGACGCACACCCCGAAAAGGTAGGGTGATTCTAAAAAAGCACCCCCTTTTTAAGGGGTGCTACCTATTGCACATTTCTGCACATAGCGGAGAGCCAAGCGCCAGTAGTATAGGACACGGTTTTTAGCCCCCCTATTTGCAAAAGTTTGCAATTTTGCCAACATTTTCCAACATTGCGCTAACGCATTGATTTCATTGATCTTTTTTGATTTGCAGTTTTTTGCACATGCCCTGTTTGCAATTGTTTGCAAATGTTGGCAAGGCATTTGCAAAAAGTTGCCAACATTCGCCTAGGCTATTGATTTATAAAGGAATTATATTTTTTTTACTTATTTACTTGACAGCATGAAAAGATTGCGTGTACTCTATCGCTTGTACAACATAAACAGGAGTTTACGAGATGAGAGTAAAAGCAGGCGATATATTGTTAAACGGTGCAATCGCAACCGAACACTTTGCAAAGGCATACAATGCAATCAGCGACAGAATCGATCGATTCATTGCCGATGGGCGTGAGGCTCCTGAGTACCTACTCAATGGGCGTCATAACTTGTTAGTTAGTTTTATGCAATATTCAAAAGGGGAATAACCATGATTACACAAGTAACATTCGATGATTTTGTTGATGCGTTTAGATCACACGAACGCCAAGACACTTTCAGTTATGCTGGATTGCAGGCGTTGTTTGACTATGCAAGTGAGTGGCAAGACGGAAACGGAAGCCCATGGGATCTTGACGTTATTGAGTTGTGCTGTGACTTTACAGAATACAACACCGCAACGGAAGTCGCAAAGGACTATGGGCAAGTTTTCGGAGATGAAGACGAGGCTGAAGAATGGCTATGTAACGAAACTATAGTCATTAAGTTTGACGGTGGCGTGATTGTTGCCGACTTTTAACCAAACCGCCAAGGACGGCTAACAACACAAAGGGGACTAATACCATGAACGATTTACAGAAACACGTTGAACAAATTGCACAACAATTAAGCAATCCGAACCAGCTCGAAGTGTGGGCGAAAGAATACGAGCAGGAAGACTATTCTGCAATGGATTATCTCGAAGGCGTGTTAGATATTGAGTATATCGTCGGTAGCGAAGGCGATTACAGGGGCGCTCGTATTCTGGTTGCGTTCGGTGGCCCCACGATCTGGATCAATACTCGATCAAATCAAGTCGAGGGCGGTTGGTGGGAAGAATCAGCCCGCGCGCACTTTGATGATGAGATCGGCTTGGATGAAACATTAGAAGAATTGTTTAACTGCAAGTAACCAAACACGCCAAGGATGGCACAACATACGAGGAAATAATTATGAAAATAGAACGCGAACACTATGACTTTATGCGAGATGCAATAGCGGGGGCAATATCTAAAAGCGACTTGGACGCGCTGCGCCAAGCGGTACGGGCAGACCAACGGGTCAAAGATCCTGAGAAGCGGGTACGTTGGGACGTGGTATATAGATCCGTTCCTAGTGCTTGGATATGCGACAACGTTTATAAGTATGCAGATGACTCGCACCTTGACACGGCATTGAAGCGCATCATGGCTGAGTGCTTTGACTAACACAAAGGGGAATAACCATGTTTTATATTTATGACTGCAACGGCAAGCTAATTGGAAACCCTAAGGGATATAGATCTACCGCCGCGGCGATTAGGGTCGCAAGGAATAGGCGAACCAAGGTGTATCAGTATTTAAACAGTATCGAATACGAACAAGCTAACGCGCATTTTAAAAGGAACGGGCTATTCCCGTCACACTCAATCAGAAAGGGCGCTAACTGTTATCCTACTATTCACTGCTCGAGGAGCGTAGAATCATGAACACAAACAAAATTCTAAAGGCTGAACAACTAGATCACTTATCTAGGCTAGTGGACGCGCTTACTGGTAAGGCTAGCATACTTAGTGCGCTCGATAACGATGCAACTGCTGAAGACTATATTCAACTCAGTGAAGAAGTAAAAACGATTCAGCATAGTGCGGGCAGAATGCTTGCAGCCATACAAAAATGCCGCGAGCTTAACGGTGTTGAAGCGGAGTACGATTATTTATTCGGGAGCATAATCAAATGACTTACTACATATATGAAGTGCAAAACATAAACGCCACATGCAGCCCAGCAATTTATTCAGGAACGCTGAAGGCTGCGAAAACCAAGGCGACTCGAGACCAAGTGTTTAAGGGCACAGTCTTAAAGATTACAGACAGCAAAGGGAATTGGGTAAGCACGAAAACTAAAAACAAGTGGCTGGATTACGATTTTGAAGGTCAAATTTAACTACAACCAAACTGCCAGGGACGGCACAACACTAGGAGAATAATCAAATGACGATCAAAAATTATCACGGTAAAGGTTGGAGAATCTCTGGCAACGATGCCAGCGGGCAGCCTTTGACAATGCTATATATTGGCGGGACTAGGCTCACTGCTATGCGGAAATTCATCCAAAGAATGACACATAAACGAGGCGATAAACGGGTATCGCTCTATTAATGGCGCAGAAAACTGTTAAAAATTTGGAGGAATCACAATGGAAGTCGAACAGATAGACACAATAGAAATAGCGGCGCGGTTTATGCCAGCGTTGATTGAGGACGATTACACGGGCTTAAATGATAAAGAACTGAAGCTAGTGAAAGCCTATGCCGATAAATTAGCAGGCTGCATTTTAGAAGTAGCGGACGGGTGGCCCGAGGTTAACCGGTGCGATGTTTGCGGGCTCGTGGTAGGAACATATACAGTAGAAGTATGGCGGGAGGAATCACAATGACAATAGCGCAATCACTTAAGGCGTATTACAACCATTATGAAGACGTTGAGCGGTTACTAGATAGCGCCAACGCTTTCGATCACACCTTAGAGCAAATAGATGATTTTATAATCGTTTACACTTTTGACGATGATTCTAAGCTACGGGTGGAAACTGTCCCCATGGGAGATTATGTAGAGGTGGTGTTATGAACGTGCAATTACTAGCAGAATGGGCACAAAAGCCCCAGGAAAATTGCATATACGACCCCAACACTATGGGCTTATATGATGGTGAGAAATGGCTCGACCGTGACGACCAAGCCGAATTCTATGAGTGGTGCGGGGATCCTATGTATGTGTTGCGGTGGCGGGTTATCAGTGCTTTTGAGGCGGGCGATATTCTCAATGCGGGCGGGCATCACTGGGTGCTGTTCCACGGGGATGAGTTTGACCGCGATGCTTTTAGCGAATGGGCGCGGTACTATCCGACAGAATCCGACTCTGAGCAAGCGAATCACGCAATGGCGGGCATTGATACTGACCAAGCCATTCAATTTTGGTGTGAATACTTAGGTTAAAAAGGAATAACAAAATGAAAACAACATTAAACAAAATCAGGGATCATGCACCGTGCCGCGATGGTTGGGAAAAATTGCTAAAACATTTAGGCAAGACTAAGGCGGATGACGAGCCTTTATCTTTGCTTACTATCCTAGAAAGCAATGGATTGGACGATGCTTTGTGGTGCTTACGTGCGGTTGATGGATACGATAAAGAAATGCGGTTATATGCGGTTTGGTGTGCATGGCAAGTGCAGCACTCAATGCAGGACTATAAGAGCATAGTGACGATACATATTTCGGAAAGGGACGCACACGGGCAAGCGATAGATGTGGAACTGACTGCGGCAACGTATGCGGCTTATGATGCGGCTTGGCGTGCGGCAAGGGATGCGGCTTGGAATGCTTCTTGGTGTGCGGCGGGGGATGCAGCATGGGATGCGGTAGCGGCTGCAAGGGCTGAACAAGAAGCAGAATTTAGGCGGATGCTTAATGCAATAGAGGACTATGCACAATGCGCATAAAACATATTAAACAGCCCAAAGCGGATGAAATAAAAGCATACCGCGAAAAGCTTAAAGCAAAACAGACAGACCTAGCGCAGTGGACTCATGTTAGTGTAAGGACTTGGCAAAACTGGGAGGGCGGTACTATCCCTATGCCTTTGGCAACGTGGGAACTGCTGCAATACCGGTTCGATGATTACCGGAAACGTATGGCACGAAGACCGAACACGGAAAAACTGCCACCACTTAAACAATCGGCTTACGGAGATTGGACAGAATGAGAGTTTTAGTAGCGTGTGAGTATAGCGGGCGGGTTCGTGATGCTTTTA